TGCATCAATGATAAAGCCATTTGACGTTTTCTTCTCATCGTGAGTAATCCCATACTCTGCATCCAATGATTTTAACTTCAACACGAATGTCTTTATACTTATCTTCTCACGCATAGAGTGTTTCTCACGCCATTCATTATATAGTGTCAAGAATGGTGTAGAGGGAATAAAGCATACGCCATTTTTCTTGTATACCTCTACGTCTTCAGCGTGGTGAAAAAACAAGTCCTTCAGAAAATCCAATTCAGGCGATAAGGACATACATTGGAGGGTTTGATAGTATCTCGTAATGGGGCGCTCATCACGAAACGCGAATCGGTCCACCTCTTCCTTGAAAGAAAGGAGATAGTCCGCAATGTTCTTGATAAAACTGTCATCTTGCAGATAGGCCCAGAACTTCTTCCAGTATTCCGTATCACCCACACGGCGTCTAGAAACTGCCACCGCCATAAACCGACGGTCACCCTTCTCAATGATAACCGATCCAGCCGTGTTGGTTGTAAAGAGAACACGTTCGGTCGCCTTGACACGAATCATATCCGTTCGCATCTGACGGATCTCATGGGTGTTGTTCGTAATCAGGTCTTTGATCCGATCCGTGACGGTAGAGGATACCTTTAAATTGATCTCGGCAAACTCCATAAACACCTTGTATTTCAGAGTCTTGTTGAAGTCATGGAGGATGTCTCCATTCTTCGTCGGATCGCTTGTGTTATGCACGCACCGCTGGCCCAATAGGCGCTCCATCAGGACTCTCAGTATCGTTTTACCACACCCTTGTTTCCCCCAGAAGATACAGGCGATCGGCTGGCTGTTCTTTCTGTCAGGATTCAATAGAATGTCCGCACACCATAGTGTCAACCACTTACAGTATTTCTCCCCCTCTACTCGTGCTTCATAGACCTCCTTCGTTTCGTCTTTTCCTTGTGGGAGGTTGGTAAAGACGGGATGGTCTTCCATCAAAGACGAGATGTAGTCTTGGAAAACGCCAATGTGTTCCCGTGTCTCTTCTTTTGTAGAGGTGGAGAAAAGGGTCTTGTATCGCAGTGTAGGGAAGGCGTAATAGACGTCCGATCGTTGGTTTTCTTCTTTGACGCATCCATACTCCACTTCTGAGTAGGCGCGCTTCTGAGGGTCCACATACCAGTCTTTTAAGAAGTCCGTTGCGCCCACAAAGGCGTCTTCATTCAACACGGTAAAGGAGGTCTTCTCATAGTGGTGGAGTTCCTCTACGCCATCCTCAATACCGACCGTGAAGAACTGGTTTTTACACTTGAAACGGGTGCGCTCAAAGTCTGCGCGACGGGCCTCATAGGAATTCGCGACGGGCTGGTCGCCCAGCCATTCCTTCACCTCTTCTTCTGTCATCTCCATGGATTTGACCTCTAACTGAATCACATAGTTGGTGTCGGCCAATACTTTTGCCTCCAGTTTCTTCATAAAGTTGCCCTCCATGATTTTCATTGCCTTCTTAATGTGAAGCCCATCATAGATAAGTGATCCTGTTGGGTTCTCTATCTTGCGACGTTTACCCTCCTCGGTGATCCCTCGAAACAGGGAGTCCAGAATTTTACGCTCTTCGTCCTGATACAATTCTGAGGCAAATGATCCTATCCATGCCTCCTTCCCTTTGTCCTCCGCCTTCTTCAGAACATAGTCCACGAGATCCTTGTATTCAGGCAACTCTACGATGATATTCAGATTCGCAAGGTATTCCGCCTTGATTTCCTTCACAATGTCTGGGAGATCGTAACGTTTCAAGTAGGGATTTAACTCCCAATACAGAGAGGTGTTTCCTGAACCGCAGAAAAAGATCTCAATCAGAACATCCTTTGCTGTAATGCGCTCAAGGGGCGAGTTGGGATAAAAACACATGAGTTCCATCAGAACCGCCTCACGATTGTCACATAGATGTCTGAACTTTCTCGTGGGGAGACCGTGCTTCTCAAAGATCTGACACATGACGTTGCCAGATGCATTCGCGATGTCTAGGTCGTCGTATTCACTTGCAAACAGCAGGTTGCGATGCTCTCGTTTCATAGAACACCCCGTCATATACGTCTTCTCCTTCTTGTTTCGTGCAATACCTCGGTAGCGGCCATACTTCTCTACATCATATTCCACTTTGACCTCGCCCGTCTTCTCGTCGATCTTGTCTCGGTAGGACTTTAGGGCCTGCTTCTCGTGCTTTAACACCTTGGGGGACTGGATGAGCGCCTCTAGGCGTCCCAGATGGGGCTTCTCGTATGATATCAGTTTCATTCGCTTCTCTATCTTTCTATAGCGGGCGAAGGTTTAAACTCTGGACTGCGACACGGGATCTCCTGAAAAACTTTCGGCCGGAGGGAGACAAAGACCTAGCGCCAATGCCTTCTCCTTGACTTTCTCCTCTTTCCTTTTTCGTTGAGCCTCTTGACGTTGTTTCATCTTTTCTTCTTGCTCTAGGCGACGCTTCTCTTGATTGATCGCCGAATTGGCCTCTTTCTTTGCAGCCATTTGACGTTCCTTCTCCGCTTGACGCTCTAGACGAAGCCGCTCCTTCTCCGCTTGACGAGCCTCCTTCTCTGCTTGAGCGGCAGCGGCGGCCTCCTCTTTCGCCCGTTGACGCTCCTGAAACTCAGGGTCCTCCCGTCGCTGAACCATCTGCGCCGCTAAGATTCTCTCGCGATTCTTATAGTAATAACGGAGATCCTTTACCTTTTTCTTTGCAGCACGATCCAATTCTATAGAGGCGGGGGATTCAGAGGCAGACATCTATGATCATACAACTATTTTAAAATGCCACGCGTTACTGTGTTACACGCGGGCGGACCTTAGGTTCGTTGCGATATCGTCGATTCATTTATAGATAAGTGCTGTATAGGAGATCCTTTTATTTACGCGACGATCCTTTAAGCGGTTTTCCGTGGACACAAGGGCCTTACAGAGTGTTACAGAGTGCCACAGAGTGCAAAGGAAGCCCCTCAAGACAACGGGCTGTAACCGTACACCCGTTCCAGTCCCAAATGAGACAGCCCATGGACGCCCACGCTTACCGAGAGCAACAGAGTAAGGCCGATCAGAGAAAGAGGGCCCATACGAGACAGGATAGACGCATAGCGATACAGAAGGACCATGGCCACCGCCAACAACATTCCATTCAAGACATGCGCATAAAACGACGGGGCTTGGTATAGTTGCATTCTATAAGGAGGGGATGTTTTCAGGATTCATGAACCGTGGGCGACGCCGCGCGGTGCGGGCCTGCGGCCCGCGGATCCCATAACCCCCTGTAAAAACACCATGCTCTTAACAGAATGAGCGAGGAGGACGAATGGTGCGCCATTGATATTGAAAGCAAACTGAATAAGAAGATAGATACGCTGCAGAATGTCGTCCAACAACAGCACGATCTTCTCCAGCAGATGTCAAGTAGCATTCAGACACTCAAAGAGGAACTCCATCGCACCCACCAGACGGCATCACATGATTTATCGCAACGGCACGATCGCACCCATGAACTCCTAGAGGAACTCAAAATCATGAAACATCGTGAACTCAACATGGCGATCCGTGAAAAAGTGGCGGTCCCCTTCTGCTCGGAAAGGAACCTTCTTGGCTACGGGTCACTCCCCAAACTTGTCTTATCTCCCTACTTTCTCGGACGAAGGCTGGCGTCTCCTTCTCATGCGGCGCATGTTGCGCATGCTTCTGCGCATGCCTCTTCTCCTACTCCCTTCTCTTTATAGATGGACGGACTGATGGCTGTCAAAGAGGCGGGTCTTACCGATGTGAAAAAGAGACTCTATCCTGTTACTTTTTCAAACCTGTTGTATACGGTTGTTGTGTTCTTTGTGGGTGGGTTACTGACCGAGTATCTTTGCGGATACACCTTGTTTCGATGGATCTACTTTGGATTCGGAGCGGTCATCATCGCCAGTGTGTATCAACAGGGACTTGGTCGGCCGATATCACAAGACGTTGCAAGAGTCGCAAGACAGCAATTTTCTTCTGTGTGAGTAGAAATGGATAAACACTTTGTCCTCTCGCTCTTCCATCTGATCATCATCGTCCCTTTCTTCCTCTATGTCGGCATCTACCGCGCCTCCACTCATCCATGGGTCTACAAGGCGCTTCTTGTTATGGGAGGAATTCTTCTGCTGTTTCATGGCTCCAAATTCGTGTCACGGCTGTCCATACAATCCAATTACGCCTACATCAATGCCATCCATGCTCTTCTCTTCGCGCCCCTTTTGATCTATATCGGATGGCATCAACAGGATACGCCTCGTGCCGCCTATGAGGTGCTATTGATGATTACCTTTGCGGCCCTTGGGTATCACATGTTTTCGCTCGTTCGGATGCTACAGATGCAAGAGTAGCGGAGT